AACGAAGAAGGTTGTGAATACGATGTCTGTACCTGAGTATACCCCGGGCTAGGTAACCCGCTAAACAAACCGGCATACTGTTGAAGCTGAGACATCGGATACTGTTGCTGACGTAAGAAATCCTGATAAGCGAGATCCATCTGCTGTTGAGTAAGTGCTTGCTGCTCGGCACCGGCACCGCTAATGGCACCCAGTCTCTGAAGCTCCGCTTGCTGCTCTGCGGTACCAAGCCCACCCAGAGTTTCAGCCGCACGTAGCCCCATACCAGCACCTTCTAACCCCAACCCGGCACCATACTGACGGGACTGTTCCGCCATTTGCTGCGCTTGGAGACGCCTTGCTTCCTCGGTGCCAAATAGCCCCATTCCACTCTCATACGCAGACTGCAACCCACGAGCCTGAATATCCCCCAACTGCTGCCCCAATGCTTGCTCTCGCTGTGTCTGGGCAAGGAGTTGTCTAGCCCCACCATAGGTACCTTGACGCGCTGCACCAAGATTAGCTCCTAACTGTGCTTTTTGCGCGTCGGTGATTGCTTCCCGCTTCTGTACATCTAAAACATTCTGCATATAAGGCGACATATACTGCGACGCCATCCCCGGATCGGTGAATGAACCAGTAGTAAACGAAGCAGGAGCGTACGAACCAGCATCAATACCAGCCTGTCCCGCTTGAGTAGCGAACTGTGTAGCCGCGCCAAATTGCCCCGGGGTTTGTAACCCTAACACCCCTTCTTGCGCCTGCACCTGCCCCGGAGTAAACTCGGCTATGCGTTGATCACCGTAGGGGGTATAGGGTTGATACGACGCTTCTTGCCCCCGCTTTAATATATCCATCATATACGGTTGAAAATACGCAGGGAGTGTATTCTGCGTTATAGTTTGACCTGTCGGTTGTGTGGCCTTTGAGCTACTACCCATTTCTATCTCCTATACCTGAATTGGCTGCGGGTATCTCATACGCATAGCCAACTAATCTATAGCCATAATCCTCGAATATTTTAGACCATCCGGGCCTTCCGACAGATTCTAAACCATCACAATGGTTGTCGTATGCCCAACGCTGTAAAATCTCAAGCATCGGTTCTTTCCAGTTGTGCCCATCAACCCCGCCTATAAAAGCCATGTTAACGAGCTTTTTTCTTGGATAAGAAGTGAAATTGGTAACTACCGCGCCTTTCACACCCTCATCATCAAACGCTATCCATAACGTGTGGTCGTAATCCTTTATAGACGTATAAATATCGTCTAGCGTAAACCTGCCATAAGTATACTCTACTGCTTTTTCCAAGTAATCCTTTACCATCCCCCAGCATTCGTCAACGTGCTGAGAAGGGACTATGGAAACTTCTATCATACTGCCATTAAACCTCTAGCAAGACCAGTATCTTCACCACGGTCTGCTACCCTACGCGCCTCACGCGCCCTGTCCATTAGGTTATAAAGTTTTCTGGAACCACCCATATCTTGCACCCGATTACGGGGGATAATAACCTCATCACGGGCTACCCGGGCCTGCTGAACACCACCGATATTGGCACGGACGGAATCACTTACCCCATCACCACGACCGTCAACCGGGATACCGCCCATACGTGCTAAAACCTCTTTCCCCGCATTACTGCTTCCGTTGCCTATCTCGGACACTGTACGAGCGTCTAGCACGAAGTCCCCGTCCCTCATGCCTATTTCACCACCGTCTGCCGCTGTAAGTTTTTCAATTTGTTCTGGTAAATACGATACAGGGCGGAAATATTGGAATTCTGAGGTATCCGACATAGGTACACCCTCCTGACTACGGAACGCAACTTCTCTTGGTTGTGGCATATATGGTCCTTCGTAAACAGGCTGCTGCGGCAGACCGGGGAATTGTGTTTCGGGCTCGTCAAACGCGCCAAGGCTGCTAAGAACTCCAGCACCTGCCACGTAGGGGGCCGCTTTGGTCAGGAATTTATTCCCGGGAAGCCCATCAAGCCCTTTACGGGCAGCACCAGTAAAGCCTGTAGTGAAGCGAGATAACATACTTGGGTCAGCAGCGGCGGTTAATCCTTGTTGTGTAGCAGGGATTGCAGAACTCGTTACATTCTTTAAAGTCTCTTGTAAAGATTCCGGCGTTATTGCATTAAGAGCAGCATCTGAACCAACAAAACCCTGTGAGCCTACTGAACCAAAACCCTGTGAGCCTAGATTCTTGACGCCTTCTTTTAAAACTGCTTCCGTACCCGGAACCGTAGAAGGAACTGCGCTTTCCATAGCTCCCTGAATACCACCGGTTAAACTAGCCCCACCATAGGCTCCCAATCCTGCTTTCAGACCAGAACCAAGTGCTTCTCCAAAACTTTTACCTTTTGCCAGTCCAAGCGCGGTAGAGCCGCCCCCTACAAGTCCCGCAATCATAGGGGCACCCAACGCTTGCGTACCGGGAATCATCATCAAAGCCGCACCAGCAATCGCAGGCAGTAACTTCTTCAAAAAACCGGCTTCTGGCAGTCCTGTTTCCGGGTTAATCGTCAGAGACCCACCATGCGCCAGAGCGATAGCTTGAAGACCCTTAACCTCACCGGGGGTCATGTGGATAAGAACGGTATCTTCACCCCGTCCTTTAGACCTTACCAACTCAGCCGCTTGTACAATACTCATAACATTATCCTCTAACTTGCTGAAACAAATGTAATAGCGCCTATGGCAGACGGAATATCTGGACGGTCATAGGCATTTGGCGGATTAGTCCACGCATCATCTTGGAACATATAAATACCATCAACAGGGCCAACCGGATTATACGCTTGGTCAGTCGCCCAATATAACTCTAACTCGTCCCCGACAGCTAACTCAAACCCAACTGTAGAATACCCCACAACATAAGCATAGTCGGTTAAAGACTTTCTAGCAGGTATAAAAAATTGGGTGGCAGACCTAGCAATATCTACGCCGTTTACTTGTAGCCATACAGTCGCATAATATGCATCGTTAGCCGTGTTTATAAATTGTAGACTATAATCAATTTTGTAAAAACCCGCATAAGTAGCTGTAGCCGAACCCGGTGGGTTTAAGGTAAATCCATCCGCAGACTCCAATGTATTCCACTTGATGTTAGTTGGGATGTTATTTCCTGTGGCGTACTGATCTGTACTATCTGACACGGATATATGCGGCAAAACAAGCTGGTCGCCCCTACCCTTAAAATACTCAGCTTGTAACGGGGTTTGCGAATCCAACCTGCTAAAATACAGTTCAATTACCTGAATCAACTGTCGCATATACACAGGATCATATCCCTGCGGAGGCATGGGCAACGGAGTAGATCTGAATTTTTCCATAGCCATATCAGCTACCTCTGTCCGTCTTCTCTTCCATCAATACGCATAGTACCCAAAGACCAAGCTACCCCTAAATCCTCAGAACTTACTTTAAGTGCCATCTGCCTAGCCCGAGCGCGAATGAATATTTGTTGTGTAAAGGAGTCAACGCTGGTCTCTATAATATTGGCGGTATCGTCGTTTGTTGTGTTAAACGTAGAGCCGGGGAAGTTTCGGGTGCGTATAGTAATCGTAATCTCCGGGTTTTCTACCGTAGAAGACTCAAACGCTACGTCTGTTAAGATTCTCTTTGTAAGTATGAATTTTTCCCCATCCGCTATATCAAAATCGTTAGATTGAATGTAGGACTCAATAGCACTACCATCCGCATCATTACCGTATTCTTGGTCGTACATTGTGCCTATTTGGGTGTCGTAGTCAGTTTCAATGGCTTGTGGATACTGGCGAAGCGGAGAATCTAACCACGCGGTTCTGGAAAGCGACCCAAAATACCATATATCTTCACCGTAGTTGTACACAACGTACTTATCCACAACATCGCTAGTAGCACTGGGGTAAAACCACCATACTTCATTAAAGGCTTCGTTTGTGCCGGAAATGATTTGCTCAGACTGGACGGCGTTAAAATTACCAAACACATACTTCCTTACTGTACAAGGTAGCGTGTTTACGCGCCCTGTGTATACATAAAACTTGTCTACCCCCATCCAGTACGTAATGTTGTTAGCTGTGACTACCCCGCGAGGAGAGGCAATAGATATGTTGTCGGCGTATTCTTGCAATGCAAAGACATCTGTGGTTCCTAAAAACTGTAACGTGTACAGGTTGGAATCCGTCCAAATAAGTATTTCTTGGCGAGTAGCCATAGCCCGTATAATGCGAGACCCACGAGAAACACGAATAAACCCCGCCGAATTCGTAGCCAAAGGTTCCCACTGCCCCGGATTGTCTTGGTCCGCCCAACGTATAAGTAGGGGGTCAAAATCTGCTGTGGAGGTAGAGCCATAAGGAACCGCACCGAACGCCAATAAGTGCTTGTCATTCTGGGATAAGAGAAGCTGCCCTACCTGTGCAGGGGCATCGTCAGGGTCGTACCCAGTAGCAGTAGCGTAGGCTTGGAGTGTAATCGCCCGAGTACCCAGCGCGGTAGATGGGTTAGAAGTAGACCCCCGTTCCCAGTAATAAGGCGCACCATTGCGGATATTCATCACAAGATCGTTATCGAAATTACTAAACCACCAATCTCGTTGGGGTAAGAACACCCCGTCCGAACCGCCCGAACCTTGACCCCAGCCATTTCTACCCCACCCCCCAGTACCCCAACCATACCCAAAATCGCCTATGGCGTTACCGGGGCTTATCTCATACGCGCCAACTACAGCAGCCCCGCCATTACCCGTATCACTCGCGTTTGCGGTTACCGTAGCCCCACTGGTGTCCTTGGCTATAATTGTATATGAGTCTACGTCTATTACAGTGGCTATTTCGTAATTCTGATTTAAAACGTCAGCGGTTATATTTCCGCCCAAAGTAACCGCCCCCGAGTAAGTAACGTAATCTCCCGCCGCTGCACCATGAAGAGTGTCAGTGACTGTCAGAGTAGAAGACCCGTTAGAAGCAGCAAATGTCACATCCCCCGCAGCCGTAGTATCACGTAACGGAGTTATGTCGTATAACGTACCGCCAGCTTCTATGTAGACTTTCTTATTGGTCCCAAGAGCGCAAAAATTATCACCGAACGTAGTAATCCAACCCAACATCTGCCTGCATATGCCAAGAATCTGCGCGGAAGTATAAGACGCCCACCCACCAATTTTCTGAGGGAAACCGCTAAAAAATCTGACTTTTTCAGTCTCCCACCAACCACCTTCACCAGTGTAGTTAGTCTGGTCTCTATTAACGCCGGGGCGAAACTGTAACTTTATAAGGGCCATACTTAGCTCAACTCAAAATGAGGTGCATCAATAAAAGGGCGTCGGGCTTCGCGCCTACAAGTATCTACGTAGTAGTTCATAGCATGTTCCATGTTGCCTTGCCACATTCGTATATCGGGTACATTCCACGCGCCACCCCACCGAATAGAAACATTAAAATCTATAGCCACTTGCCGTATTGCATCCGCTATGTCATCGTATAGATTTAGTTCCCATGAGGGTCTACTCCCTATATAAGCCACCAAGTCAACAGCATCGCCGGTTATGTGTTTAGAGTTCATCGTCTTAGATGCACCGGCTTCGTAATATTCCCGCTGCTTTTCCACGGTACGTAACCCCTCTATAACACCAAAATCTACCTTAGTGATCTGTATAGCCTTAGACACAACCGCAACCAATTCTGGCTTCGCAGTATTGAGTATGTCCCACGATTTTTTAGACAGAACAAACATAATAATTTACCTTATTTATTACTCTTTGCTCGCATATCAATGATTTTTTCTAGCGTCCGACCACCGAAATAGAAAGACATTATCAACATCCCCCATTGGCCTAACAGTTCGACGTATGGCTCATTGACCTCTACATCCCACGCTGACATCAACCCAAAAATTGCATACGTCACCAAGATAAAGATAAGCGTTGCTGGCCTGATATTTTTACTCAGCCAACTGTCAGAACTCATGTCTGCCTTATGTCGGTCAGTTAGGTTATTCTGCTCTAACTTAAACAACTCGGTTTCGTTTGCCATAGCCGCTAACTCGCCAGACTGGGCAAGTTTTGCAAGTTCAAGCTGCGCTGCTGCTTTAGCCTGCGGGTCAGGAATCAGTTTATCAACTAACTTACCACCTATATGTAGTAGTGCATCAAGTACCATAACCATCACAACCCTAATAAAATGTAGTCATCGGCGTATTTCGTTTCTATCCAAGATATTTCAAGAGGTGTAGGAGTA